CCGTATGGACTGTCACCAATCTCTTTTGCCACCGCAACAGCAGGATGAAACAGAAAAAGCGAGCGGTACTCTGTGTCTCCGCTTATGCCCGTTTTCGTGTAGTCTCTGTTTCGGAGCAGAAGTTCACCTTCTTCTCCCTGTGGCAAAGTAATAAATCCATTCACAATAGTGTCATACGCCAGCGAACCACCAGCAGGCGCGTTCGTTGTGAAAGTATCTGTTTCACCATCACCGCCGAATACCTTGACAGTAACAGGAACTATTTCAGAACGAAACGCGCCGCCGTTGATGTTGTTGCGGTAGCGTTGAGAAATCATGTTTTAGATTACGAAGCGTAGAACGAGAATGTCATGCCTGGTCCTGTGTTGTTTGGAGCAAAGGACACAGAGTACGGTGGATAGAACACGCGCAGTTTGTTGATGTTGTCCACTTCGATGAACATTTCTTCTCCGTGGTACAAAGTGTACGCAGCCTGTGTAGCGGTTGCACCATAGGTTGCTACATCTGCTTCGGAGATGATGCACATGAATTCGTTTGAAGACGCAGACGCTCCTGTTGCAACACGAGAAGCCTTGACACGAATTCCCGTGGAGCAGGTGAATCCCGACACGGCGTTGAATTCAGTCAGACTCTTTGCCGAATACCCGACATAACCTGTACGAGCCATGAATGTTGGTTGCTGCTTTGTGGCAACAACTGCAACAGCAAGAGTGTCCTGTGTGGCAGGATCAACCGCACCCATGACTGCATTCGTCATGATGGCGTTCTTTAGTGTTGTGAGTGGCGATGCTACTTCATCTCGGACAAGAGTATAGATGGAGTACTTGTCGCTGAAGTCAAACGCTCCAACCGACAGTGCATCTGAATACAACGCCTTCTTCATTGCTGCAAGGAAGTCGGTGTTGTTTTTTACATTTGTAATGTTTGTGTTGATCGTGTCGGTCTGCGTGGTGAAGTTTCCGATCTCCACTGGCAGATATCCGCTGCTGTAGCCACGAACTGTTACAGGATCTCCACTGGTACTGCCTGTGACCCATACGCCGAATGTGGCGTGGGTAGAGCCTTGCATGGGGATGGGAGCAGTATACGGAGCCGTAATACCGATCTCTGCGGAGAATGTGGCACTGGCGGAAACCGTGAAAGTGATTCCGCTGTTGACAAGGTTCACATTCAGTGCTGCTGCACTCCAACCAGCACCCGTGACACCACCCACTTGAAGGAGGCTTCCGCCCTGACTCAATGCGTTGATGTATGTTGGTACGGTGGCTCTTGGGCTTGTGGCGTTGTCTGTTGCGCCTTGACCCACCACCGTGATGGTGTCTGCTGTGTAGTCGATTGCTCGAATATCCAAATCAGCAGCGGTCACCGTGATGCCAGGCGCGGTCTTGATGTTTACATTCAGAGCATTGTTTTCGGCATAGATCGGGTCTGCCGTAGCACCTGTAAATCCGAAAAGACCAACCGACACGGTGGAAGCAGTTCCGCCACCGTACACTGTGATGGTGTCGGATGCGGCGGTCAGTCCGCGAATATTGAAGTTGCTAGCCTGAACATATACAGCAGTTGCACCTGTTACGCCAAACACCCCGAGATTGGAAAGGGATGTGACTGTGACAGGAATAGATGAACTTGTGGTGATTCCTACAGGGTACGCTCCACACAGACCTTGAATAGCCACATAATCTGTGTCTGCGGTGAGTCCGCTTCCAACTGTTCCGCCGTACAGGTTTCTAATATCCAAGTCGGTCGCGGTAACACTGACCGTGCCGAAGGTAACACCAACGGCTACCCCGCCACTAACGCCCACCACGGTGAGCGATGTGCCTGTAATGCCCACAATGGTTGTGGCTAGGCTGTAGTAACCAGAGGACGCAAGGTATTCGTACCTGTCCCACGCGCCGCATACACCCACAGGAAGCGGATTGTTGCCTGAAGTGAATGTAACGGTGTCGTTTGCACCGTGGGCAATCTTTACGATTTGAAAGTGAGCGGTTTCGCCGCCTAAGGGGTTGACATAATCGCTGGCTATGGTATAAGTAATACCACTAGTAACAATCTGATAGTTGTCGCTGGTTGCTCCCATTGGCTTCTCCGCTGTGCAGGGTCTTGGGCTAATCTGAACCTAAATATGGTTACTCCCTATGTATATTTCCGAAAGCAAGGCTAACATGGACATCAACAACATCCGTTTTCCCCGTGAAGTAGAAACCCATGTCAAGAAGTACGAAGTTTCGTATATTGATGCGGTTATAGCGGTATGTGAACGCTACGGCATCGAACCGCAAGTGGCTGCAAAGTTTCTCAGTAAGCCCATCATTGAAAAAATCAAGGCTGAAGGACAGGAACTGAATCTGCTTCCAAAAAAGTCCAAACTGCCTGTTTGACCATTGACTACACAGGAGTCTGTGGTATCTTACCTACATACCTGTGACTGAATTGTTCGTCAACACATTAACACACAGCGTACACCTAGTACAAGGAGACAACTATGGGTTTCAAGGACATGAAGACTGCATCGAAGAACGCCTATCAGACTCTTGCCACCGAAATGGACAAGATGGCGAAGAAGTCGGAGTCTTACAAGGACGACCGCCTTTGGAGGGCTGAAACTGACAAGACTGGCAACGGATACGCGGAAATCCGCTTCCTCCCCGCTCCCGATGGCGAAGACCTACCGTGGGCGCGTGTGTGGCATCACGGATTCCGTGGACCAGGCGGTTGGTACATTGAGAACTCCCTCACGACCATTGGTCTAAAGGATCCAGTGAGTGAGATGAACTCCATGTTGTGGAACACGGGTTCGGACAAGGACAAGGCTATTGCGCGTGATCGCAAGCGCAAGTTGTCGTATGTGTCGAACATTCTTGTGGTCAGCGACCCCAAGCACCCCGAGAACGAGGGCAAGGTGTTCCTGTTCAAGTACGGCAAGAAGATTTTCGAGAAGATTCAGGAAGCGATGAATCCGCAGTTACAGGACGAGAAGCCCCTGAATCCGTTCGACTTCTGGAACGGTGCGAACTTCAAGTTGAAGATTCGTCAGGTGGACGGGTACACGAACTACGACAAGAGTGAGTTCGCTGCCCCCTCTGCTCTGCTTGGTGGCGATGACGCTGCGCTTGAGAAGATGTGGAAGACACAGCACTCACTCGCAGAGTTCACTGATCCAAAGTCTTTCAAGTCTTACGATGAACTGAAGGCTCGTCTTGAAATGGTGCTTGGAGGCAACATTCGCGCAACCGCTGATTCTGCTGTTGCAAAGGGTGGTGCGGAAAAGGCATCGTTTGATGATGAAGACGAGACTCCTGCTCCTGTTGCGAAGAAGGCTGCTCCGCAGCCCACGAAGAAGAGTCCTGTGAAGGAAGCCGTCAGCAGTGACGACGACACAGAAGATGCACTCTCTTACTTTGAGAAGTTGGCTAGCGACGACTAAATACTAGCAGCCTTCGGTTTCGCAGCGAGGGGCGCACTTCGGTGCGCCCCTTTCTTTTTAGAACGAGTGCGAAGCCACTTGCATGGTTTTCTGCGTGGGTTCGTTGTTCCTGATACGCAGATCGTCATTGAAGTTGTTTACTGTGGTGTTTACGCTTGTTCGTACCGATGTGTTGTTTGCGCCTGAAGTGCTTGGCGGCGACACAGCAGACTGCTTTGCTGATTGTAGAGCGTCTTGCTCCATAGCGTATTGCGAAGCCATCTTGCCCATCGTGGTGTTTGGTGTTGCGGGAGCAGAAATGACCCCGTTTACTTCTCCACCCACTGCTCCTGCTGCTGTTGCTTCGCTGCCTGTGGTTGATGCGGTGTCACCACCACCAACATCCAACAGCGATCCGATTCCAGGTATTGAAGACACCATGTCGTAGAATGCTTTTCCACCGATGGAGTCTGCAAGTAGTTCTGCAATCTGTCCACCTACCCAAGCACCACCGAGAGAACCAACAAGTGTTCCGATTCCTGGAATTGGAATGAATGTGCCAAGCGCACCACCGCCAACCGATCCAAGTGCTTCGCCCACAGTGCCTACAAGAATTCTGCCTATCTGCTCTTTCTTTTCTTCGGGAGATAGTTCAGTGTTGTTTTTGATTGACGCAATATCCAAAGCACCCATCAAACCAGATATGATGGCTCCAAGACCAGGAATGCTCACGATTCCCTTTACAATCTTTCCTGCTCCCGACTTGATGGTGTCTTTTATGGCACTCATAGGATTCAGTTTTGCTGCGGTAGAGGTGATAGATCCCCATGCGCTGCTCAAGAATCCTCCTGCCTTTGCTGCTCCTGTTGCAACCGACTTGCCCACACTACTGTTAGCAATA